AGTCCTTGGCAGTTTCTTGCGTGGTGCTTTGAGTGGCGCAACTACTCAGTCAATAAAAAGATTGAGAGCTTCCTTCCAGTCAATATGGATGCCACCAATAATGGCTTACAGATACTTTCGATGCTCACTCGTGATGAGTATGGTATGGAAGCAACTAATGTTTTGCCTACTAAGATACCGGCAGACATATATAAAGTTGTGTCTGATAAAGTAGTTGAGCAGCTTAAGCAAGACTCTGTAAATGGCGTAGCTTTTAGTTCAGAATGGTTGAGCTTTGGGTTAGACCGCAAGACAACTAAGAGACCAGTGATGTGTTATAGCTATGGTCTCACTCCCTACTCTAATCGTGCATACATCAATGACTGGTATGACGAGACTATCCACAAGGACAAGAATAAGATTAGGTTCAACGAGGATATAAGATACAAAGCGGTACACTATCTATCTTCTCTTGTGTGGAATGGTATTGAGTCAGTCCTTGATAGACCTAAACAATGTATGAAGTGGTTTCAGGATTGCTCAAGGCTTATCTCTGAGCAGCAACGCCCAATGACATGGGTAAGTCCAAGCGGTTTCCCAGTACACCAAGAGTATCACAAGATGCACGAGAAAAAGATAAGCACTTGGATAGGTGGGACTGCAACTCACATCACATTCTATGACACTAAGGATGAAATCTCTTCAAGGAAACAATCCAATGGTGTCAGCCCTAACTTTGTTCACGCACTAGATGCTTCAGCACTACACAAGACAGTCATTCGATGTAACCAACAAAAAGAGATATTTGATTTTAGTATGGTGCATGACTCTTATGGTACTCACTCGACCAACTGCCAAGCAATGGGTGAAGTGATACGAGATGTATTTTATGAGATGTTTCGCGTTGACCTCTTGGCTGATTGGCAACAACAATTAGAGACTGAAAATCCTGACATCACATTCCCTGCCCCACCTGCCTATGGGAACGCTGACTTATCACAACTGAAAGACAGCGAATATTTTTTTAGTTAATGCAAATAATTCTAACCACTAGAAAGGAACGCAAATAATATGGCAAACATAATAACAACACCACAGGGTAAAGCAGTTTACCCACGCATCGATACACCTGACACAAAGTTCAACGAGGATGGCTTGTACTCTTGCAAGCTCCACGTTACTGAAGATGACTTCAGAGCTTTTGAGATGGGTATTGATAAATTGTATGACGCAGCGTATGACGCTGAGTGCAAAGCTCAAGGTAAGAAGCTGAAGAAATCAGCAAACAAACCAGTAAGGATTACACCTGATGGGGACTTTGAGATTTACGCAAAGCAAGTTGCACAAAAGCAAACAAAGACAAAGGGACTTATCGAGTTCTCTGTTGCTTGTTTCGATAGTCAAGGAAATAAAATCTCTACCCCTAGAGTTGGTAGTGGTTCAGAGCTTAAACTAGCAGTCGAGCCAAACTTTTGGTTCATACCTAGTCAGGGCTTTGGCTACACCCTACGACTAAAGGCAGTCCAAGTGATTGACCTAGTTGAGTATGGTGGTGGAGGTAACTCTGATAGCTATGGTTTCGGTAAGAGTGATGGAGGATACACCGGTGAGTCCTTCAACGAAACTTTTACAGAGACAGATGAGGCGGTCACGACAGAAGCACCATTCTAAATCTCCTTATCGTTCCGCTTTCGAGGAGAGAGTAGCTTCTGCACTTAAACAGGCAAAGGTTACTTTCTCCTACGAGAGCATACGATTGGAATATTTTAAAACGTGCCACTACAAACCTGATTTCATACTACCTAATGGAGTGATACTTGAAGTTAAAGGATACTTTACAGCAAGCGACAGAACAAAGCACAAGCTCGTCAAAGAGTGCCACCCAGAGTTGGACATCAGGTTTGTATTTCAAAACGCTAACAACACGCTCAGTAGAAAGAGCAAAACAACATACGCAAAATGGTGCGACACCAATGGCTTTAAATGGTGTCACCAAAGGATACCTGATAAATGGCTAGTCTAACAGCTTTAAAAACACACCAACCATGCCCTGAATGTGGCAGTAGCGATGCACTTACTCTCAACACCGATGGTTCAACCAAGTGCTATTCGTGTTCAACTTGGACTGCTTCAAATAGTAATGATGTAGAACAATTAGATAAGAAATTCGTTCAAGGTTCACTCATGCCCCTACCCAAGAGAGGCATACACGAAGAGACCTGTAAAAAATACAACTATCGTATTGGACAGGTCAATGGCGAGACAGTTCACATAGCTAACTTCTATGACACCAACAAGAAACTTGTAGCTCAGAAGTATCGTTATGCTGACAAGACTTTTAAATGCAATGGTTCACCCACACACTTCTTTGGGCAGCACTTGTTTCCCAATGGAGGTAAACGACTGGTCATTACTGAAGGTGAGATAGACTGCCTGACAGTAAGCCAAGTACAGAATAATACTTGGGAGGTAGTCTCTCTGAGTTCAGGAGTACAGAGTGCTAAGTCACTATTCAAACGCCACCTTGAGTGGCTCAATAAGTTTGAAGAGATAGTCCTGATGTTTGACTCCGATGATGTGGGCAAGCAAGCTATGGAAGATGTCGCTCACATTATACCTGCCGGCAAGTGCAAGGTAGCGAACCTACCGATGAAGGATGCCAATGAGCTTCTACTAGCAGAGCAACCCAAAGAAATACTTAAAGCAATATGGAACGCCAAGGTATGGGGACTTGATGCAATCGTTAGAGGTTCTGAACTATACGAAAGACTTACATCTCCAAAGAACTTTGAGTCCATCCCTTATCCCTTCACTGGTTTAAACAAGGTCACTCGTGGTATTCGCACTGGTGAGATAATTTGTATAGCTGCCGGCAGTGGTATTGGTAAGTCACAAATATGTAAGGAGATAACTTATAATATACTGACCACCACCGACAAACGTATGGGCTACATCGCCCTTGAAGAAAGCGTTGAGAGAACTGGCAATGGTATCATTGGGTTACATCTTAACAAACTATTGCACCTAGATAACTTCGATGCGAATGATGAGTACAAGGAAGCATACGAAGCCACTGTGGGTAATGGTAGATTTTTCTTGTATGACCACTGGGGTTCTCTCGAAGGAGACAAGCTCGTTGGTCACATAAGATATATGGCAAAGTCATTGGACGTTGAATACATTGTTCTCGACCACATCTCAATCGTTATCTCTGGTAGCTCTGAGGGTGACGAAAGAAGAATGATAGACAACCTGATGACTAAACTTCGTGCTTTGGTTGAGGAGTGTAAGATAGGTGTAATACTTGTCAGTCATCTCAAGAGACCAGAAGGAAGAGGACACGAGGATGGAGCGACTACATCAGTGGCACAACTTCGTGGTTCAGCCGGCATAGCACAACTAAGTGATATGGTCATTGGCTTGGAACGCAATCAACAAGACGAAGAGAACAGGCACATCACATCAGTAAGAGTCCTAAAGAATAGATTTAGTGGCGATACTGGAGTGGCTTGTAATCTACGTTGGCAATCAGAAACAGGAAGACTAACAGAAGAAAAATTAATCGAGGGAGACACAGGTGAAACTTATTTTTAAATTATGGAATATTGCTCAAACTTTAAATACGACCTCAAGGTTGGTCACGTTGCTGAGAAGCAAGTTGCCGACCTTCTTGAGAATAAAAAAGTCGAAGTCAAAAGAGACCTTAAAGCATCGACTACTGGCAATCTATTTATTGAATATAAATCCAGAGGCAAAGACTCAGGAATATCTACTTCCGAAGCAGACTATTGGTGCTTCGTTTTTGAAGAGCTTTTTATCTTTATTGAAACTGAAAAGCTAAGAGCAATGATTGAACCAATGAAGGGCAGCACAATGGACAAGCGAGGCGGTGACAAGAACACAAGTTGTGGAATCCTTTTACCACTAGAAAAATTATTAGAACTAAAAAATGATGGAGAACTTAGCTGATGAAGCAATACGATTTCATGGTTGTGATGATGCAATCATTGGTCACGATAATAGGGGTTACTTGGTCTATTCCTTTGCGTATCTTGTTGAGGTCTTTATGTCGCAAGGCATGACTAATGAGGAAGCAGTTGAATGGATTGATTACAATGTCGCAGGCGTAATGCCACAACACTACACAATAAATTATGAACACACTGATATTTGATATAGAAACAAACGCCATCAAAGACTGGTCAAACTTGAGTGACCTTACCACTCTTCACTGCCTATCTATCTTTGATATAGATAACAACGAGATGACTAGCTACAATTCTGTAGATGGCAACATCGAGGAAGGTCTAGTTAAGTTACTCAATGCTAAGACAATCGTAGGTCACAACAGCATAGGGTTCGATGTCCCTGCCCTGACGAAGCTCTACGACTTTATGCACAACAACATTGTAGACACCCTTGTGTTAGCTAGGTGTGTATTTCCAGATTTACGCAATGATGACTTCAAGCGTACAGACTTCGACACCAAGTTGATTGGGTCACACTCACTGAAGGCTTGGGGTTCTCGCATCAATGTTCTCAAGGACAACTATGGTGAGACCTCTGATTGGTCTGAGTGGTCACAAGAGATGCAAGATTATTGTGAGCAAGATGTTCGTGTAACTTTTTCTTTATATATGTGGCTACTGGGTAAGAACCCATCAGATAGGATGCAATGGCTTGAGCATCATTTTGCCATTCAGATGCGTAAGCAAGAGGCTAATGGTTTTCCATTTAATGTGGGCAAAGCAAATCAGCTTATGGAGCAGCTTATGCTTGAGCGTTGTGAGATAGAGACAGAACTACAAAAGGTATTCCCTCCATCTGTCGAAGAGACCAAGACACACTGGTGGGTAAACCGCAATGGTGACAAGTTCCCTACCAAGAAAGCAATGATTGAGAGTGGATACAAACCTAGTCAGTGTTCTAAGGGCGACTTGAAAGTAAAGCAAATACCATTCAATCCTAACAGTCGTGACCAGATATGTGAACGACTGATGTCTCAAGGGTGGAAGCCAGAGGCATACGAAGGTAAACGCCCTACTATCAATGAGGCAGTCCTCAAGGAAATAAATACTGAGGAGTCACTCAAGTTATTACAGTTCTTAACTATATCCAAAAGACTTGGACAACTTATTGAGGGCAACCAAGCGTGGTTAAAACTTGTGCGTAACGGCAAGATACATGGAAGTGTAAATACTAATGGAGCAGTCAGTGGTAGATGCACTCATCAAAATCCTAATGTAGCTCAAGTGCCTTCTGTTCGTAGTCCCTATGGTGGTGAGTGTAGAGAACTATTCACTGCACCTGAGGGTAAAGTTCTTGTTGGGTGTGATGCTAGTGGACTAGAACTAAGATGCCTAGCTCACTACTTGTACCCTTGGGACGATGGTGACTACGCTAAGACTATACTTGAGGGTGACATCCATACTGCTAATCAGAAAGCAGCAGGACTAGATACAAGAGACCAAGCAAAGACTTTCATCTATGCCACACTTTATGGTGCAGGCGATGCAAAGATTGGTTCTATCGTAGGTGGCTCTTCTAATGATGGTAAGCGTCTGAAGAGTAACTTCAAGAAGAACCTGCCGGCATACAGTCAGCTAGTCACAGCAGTAGAAGCAAAGGTTAAATCAACTGGTTCACTTACTGGACTTGATGGGCGTAAGCTACCTTGTCGTTCAGCACACTCAGCACTCAACCTACTGTTGCAGTCAGCAGGTGCAGTCATAATGAAACAAGCTCTTGTGAACTTTGTATTCAGTGCCACCAAGAACTATCAACTACACGCCAATGTACACGATGAAGTTCAGTTTAGTTGTGACGCTGAAGACGCAGATTATCTTGGTGGATTGTTTGTAAAGGCAATCAGACAAGCCGGAGATGATTTGAATTTTAACTGTCCTCTTGATGGTGAATATCAAGTGGGCGAAAACTGGAAGGAGACTCACTAATGCCACATGACCACCTAGTAAAAGAAGCCATACTTCTTGGCATCAAAGATAAGATTAAAGAATGTACTCAAGCATTACAACGCAATGAGAGTATGAGGATACAACTAATCAAGGAGCATAAAACACTAACAAACAGAATGAGAAAGCTAGAAGAGTTCAGAAAGGAAATATGAGAGGTAAGACAGTAATAATAGATGGCGATATGATTTCGTATCGAGCAGCGTTTTCATCAGAGGTGGAAACTAAATGGGATGACAATGTATGGACGCTACATTCATCAGAAGCAGAAGCTAGGTCTAAGATTGACGAGCTTATTGAGGGCATACTAAAAAGGCTCAAAGCAAAAGATTATGTTGTTTGTATGTCTGGGAAAGATAACTTTCGTAAGAAGCTCTTTCCTGAGTACAAAGCAAACAGGTCAGCCAAGCGTAAGCCACTAGGTATCAACGACTTAAATGATTATATGTATGACCATCACAATGGTTTGATTGTAGATACACTAGAAGCTGATGACCTTATAGGTATATTTTGTACTGAGCATCCAAAGGACACCATAGCAGTTAGCGGTGACAAAGACTTCGGTACACTACCAATCACTTGGTACAACCATCTAAATGACAAACTTGTAAAGACTGGCGTACGAAAAGCTAGACGCTTTCACCTTATACAAACTCTTACTGGTGACGCAGTAGATGGGTACAAAGGTCTCAAGGGCGTGGGCGTAAAGACTGCCGAAAAGATACTTGCCAAGGGTGGGGCTACTTGGAGGACAGTAGTAAAGGAATATAAGAAGCATGACCTGACTGCTGATGATGCCCTACTGACTGCACGACTAGCATACATATTACAAAACAAAGATTACAACAAGCAAACACAGGAGATAAAACTATGGAAGCCGTAACATCACCAACAGCATCAACATTACCTGATAGTGGAAAACGCTCTGAGTTTGATACAGGTGCAGTTAGGGATGCAATGGAAGGTAAAGGCATGCCTTCGTTGTTACCTATATCTGCACTTCGTGCTGCCTCTAAACGCTTTGAAGATGGAGCAACTAAGTATGGCAGAGACAACTGGATGAAAGGTATTCCACTTAGTAGATATATAGATAGTCTCTATCGTCACCTGTGGCAGTTCATAGAAGACGATGACAAGGAAGACCACGCAGGTGCTATCATTTGGAACGCTATGTGTCTTGTTCAAACAGACGAATGGATTAAGAGTGGCAAGTTACCTAAGTCGTTGGACGATATAAGGAAGAGGGAATGTGAAGAATCTCAACATATTAAGGAATAATTATGGATGCTCCACTTCCCTATATAAGTGCTGAATTACTCAAAGCGTTGACTGATACCTTTCCTCCAAAGGACTTTGGTACAGACAAGTCTTTGCGTGAAATAGACTTTCATCATGGGCAACGCTCTGTGATTAATTTTCTTGAGCATCAATTCAATATTCAAAACGAAAATATATTAACGAAAGATTAATTATGTGTCTATCTAGTCCTGATATTCCTAAACCTCCACCACCTCCTGCACCTCCTCCCCCTCCTACAAATATGGCTAAAGCAGTTCGCAACAAGCCGGCTCAAAGACGTAGAAGCGGTGGCAGTAGAACTGGTATCTCTTCTTTAACTATAAGGAGACCTTCAGTAAATGTAGGCACAAGTGGTATTGGTGCTAACGTATCCTATTAATGGCTGACAAAACGCTGACAGTAAATGGACAACCTTTCACGTTCAATCGTGATAGGTTTGCAGGTGTAAGAACTATGACTGCTACCATTCCATTGAGTGATAACACTACGCAGATGAAGGTTACTGTTACTGGTACTGACAGTAATGGTAATGATAACTCTGCACTTTCTGGAACGTACACAAGAGGAAGCACGACAGCTACAAACTGGAATCAGGTGGGCGGTAATGGGAGTATTTATCTTTTAAATGGTAATTGGAATTTTATTGATGGCTCTGATGGTACACCTAGTTTTACTATAAGTGTTGATGAAAATGTCGTAGTTCCTTGGCAGATAGCAAGTAGCTTTGCAGCTAATAATGTTACTCTTAGTTCTGCTGAAGAGACAGTCACAGTAGACCGCACAGCCACAGTAAAAAGTGAAAGAGCCGGTGCATCTAGTCCACTACTTAGTAAAGTAGTTGGTGGAGCAGCAGCAGCTTACTCACTTCGTGACCTCAATGAAAAAGGAGGACACAGCTTAGTTGTAGATGTTCGTAACGATAGCAATGTCACAAAAAATTTTACAGCAATAGACCTTGTTAATGGAAATCTATTAGCTCACTGTGGAAGTGGTAATGGATTTGTTGAGAAGTGGTATGACCAAAGCGGTAATGGTAATGATGCAACTCAAGCAACGATTGGAAATCAACCTCAGATTGTAAGCAATGGTGCTTTGATTTTAAGTAATGGTAGCCCATCTGTATTCTTTACTGGAGATACTAGGGACGACGAACTTGATTTTACTGATTTAACTTTGACTGACGCTTCAGTATTTACAGTAGTAAACATAGATAGTTCTGCTGACCAACAAATAATTCTTGGTGGTTCAGCATCTACATCAACTGCAACTATGATTCCTATTATGGATGATGGTAGTAGCTCTACACAAGTATATAAAAATTCTACAGTAGGTGGAGCAGAGCAAGGAAGTTCTCAGTTTAAGAACGGCTCACAGATTACATTATCTAACAGGAATGATGCTTTTGATAACTTAGCCGTTGATTCACAAATATTATTTACAATGCTTGATTTAGATGTAGCTGAAGCAAAAGTTTTAGATGGCATAAGTAGATGTCCGAGTAATGCTACAACTTTTCACTTACAAGGAAAGATGAGCGAGCTTATAATTTATAACTCTAATCAGTCAGCTAATCGACCTGCTATTGAAGCTAACATAGCTAATCAATACGGCATAACCCTTTCATAATATGTACTTACTATTTCCAACTGAAGAAGATGCATGGAGTCGCTCCGAGCAGGAGGGCATCAGCCTTGGTCTTTCTTATCATAAAGGCACTGGCGTCTCACGCTATGTTACATCTCCAAAACAAACAACTGATGGTCAGTGGGCATTAGATGTAGAGGGATATGACCTTGATGAAATCGAACAGTCTACGACTACTGAAGACGTAACATTTCCAGAACCTAACGAAGAAATATAATTTATATGCACCAGTCAGCCCAAAGTCTATATACCTCCCTTGAAGGGAAGCGTTATCAATACCTTGATAGAGCAAGGCAAGCATCCAAACTAACCCTTCCATATATAATACCAGACGAAGGGTTTGGGTCACACAGCCGACTAGAAACTCCCTTTCAGGGCGTTGGGGCAAGAGGAACTAATAACCTAGCATCAAAACTATTACTCGCACTCCTTCCCCCTAACGCCCCCTTTTTCAGACTCAATGTAGACAAGTATGCTTTAGCAGCAGAAGGTGCTGATGCAAGTATGCTCTCTGAAATAGAAGCAGGTCTTCAGCAAGTAGAAGAGTCTGTCATGGAAGAAGTCAGTCGTGAGACTTATCGAGTAGCAATACATGAAGCCCTCAAGCACCTCATCGTAACAGGCAACGCTTTACTGTATATGCCTGATGATGGCGGTATGCGTGTATTCCACCTTGACCGCTACTGTGTTGAGCGTGATGCTATGGGTAATATTCTTTATATAGCCACAAAAGAAAGCCTTTCATATATGTCCTTGAGTGACGAGCTTAAAGAGCTTGTTGGTGTACAAGGAGAAAGTGCAGATGAGACTATACATCTTTACACAGCAGTGTGTCGCAAGAGTGACCACTGGCACGTTTACCAAGACATCAATGGTGTACGCATACCTTCTTCTGAAGGTGAATATAAACTAGACAAGAACCCTTTCATTCCTCTTCGGTTCACTCGCATAGATGGCGAGGACTATGGTAGAGGATATGTTGAGGAGTACCTTGGAGACCTACAGTCTCTTGAGTCCCTCACCCAAGCTATCGTTGAAGGTAGTGCCGCAGCAGCTAAAGTATTGTTCCTTGTTAATCCTAATGGAACTACAAGAGCTAAGACACTTGCAGATTCACCTAATGGTGCTATCTCTCAAGGCAACGCAGCAGATGTATCAGTCCTTCAACTAAATAAATTTAATGACTTTAGAGTTGCCCAAGAAACTATAAATGGAATAAAGGATAGACTTGGACACGCCTTCTTACTTACATCAGGAGTTGTTCGCCAAGCCGAACGTGTGACTGCTGAAGAGATAAGAATGTTAAGTATAGAGTTAGAGTCTGCACTTGGTGGTCTTTACTCATTACTTAGTACAGAACTTCAAATGCCAATGGTCAACAGACTGATGGTAGTAATGAAGAAAAAGAAATCATTACCAGAGCTACCTAAGAATGTAGTCAACCCAGTTATCATTACTGGTGTTGAGGCACTAGGGCGTGGCAATGATTTACAGAAACTTGATTTGTTCCTAGCCGGAGCAGCACAAGTTGTTGGTGCAGAAGCAGTTGCTCAGTTTGTTAATGTGAGTGAATACTTCAAACGTAGAGCCACCTCGCTAGGTATCAAGACTCAAGAGTTAATCAAGAGTCCTGAACAGATGCAACAGGAGGCACAGCAAGCCCAACAAGCAGCGATGATGCAAGCTGCTATTCCTAATGGCGTAAATGCGATTAGTGACCAAATATCAAACGCTCAAGAAGGAGCGAATATGAATCAACAAATAAGCGAGTAATATGGAAAGAGTTGTAATACAGGAACACAGTGAGGAAGAAAATATCTCACTTGAAAAGCAAGCCGAAATGCAAGAAGAGGCTGCTAAAGCTAGAGGTCAAACTATTCAATCTGAAAGTGAACAGGCTGAAGAGACTGAGACCCCTATTGAAAATGAACGTCCAGAGTGGCTACCAGAGAAGTTTGAATCTGCTGAAGATATGGCAAAGGCTTATACTGAGCTAGAGAAGAAGCAGTCTCAACCGAAAGAAAAGAAAGAAGCTAAACAAACTGAAGCTCCTTCTAATGATGTAGTTACAAACGCTTCTGAAGAATTTACAAACAATGGGGAACTGTCTGATGAGACTTATGATAGTCTTTCACAAGTAGGTATCCCCAGAGAAATGGTAGATGCGTACATCGCAGGTCAACAATCATTAGTTGATAATCAAACTTCAGCTATCCACAATACAATAGGTGGTGTAGATGAATATGAAGCTATGGCTAAATGGGCAGGTGAAAACCTAGCCGATGAAGAGCTAGATGCTTACAACGATATTGTTGAAAGTGGTACAGTAAGCCAAGCAACTGTCGCAGTGAAAGGCTTGTACGCACAATATAAAGCTCTAGGTGGTGGTGAGCCATCACTAGAAAAAGGTGGGACTTCTGCTACTGATGCCGGTGTCAAACCATTTGCTTCTGCTGCCGAGGTGACAAGAGCAATGCGAGACCCTAAGTATGCCGAAGACTCAGGATATAGAAAAATAGTTGAACAGCGACTAGCAGTTACAACAGCAATATAAATATGACACCAGAACTAATAGCTATGATAGGTGGTAGTGCATCTGGGTTTGTTTTCAAACTCATTGGTACACTTGCTGCAACCCAACAAGCAAACTTGCAAGCCGTTCTACAAAAGCAGAAGGCTTCTGATGAAAGTCACAACCAAGCAGCAAAGCGTGGCGGTGAGTGGGTAAGACGCA